GCGGCAAGGAAGTTCTCAAAACGGGCATCATGGTTGCCCAAAGGCCAAATCAGTTGAACATTGTGACGAGCATTTTTAGCCGTTTCCTCAATCTCGCCCATCGCAATTTCACAAGCCTTGAGTTCTTCAATAACCGATGGCTTGGAATCCCAACCAATTCTAGGATGACGAGAAATGGTCGCCCCATCAAACACATCGCCATTAGCGATAACAGCAACAGGATTAAGCTCTTTAATAGCCCAAAGCAATCCCTTAAAAACCGTTGAATGAATGCCTGGATAGAAGTGAGCATCTGAGAAAACCAAAACTGTTCCATTTTCGATTCCTAAGTTAAGTCTAGGAGTGTGCCGATGTGCAGTCTGCAAATGTTGAAATTGTGAATTGTCACTCAACGTTTTCAAGGCTATTTTGTATTTTTCTTCAATTCTTCTTCTGCGCCTCTTTATGCTTCTCAAATCCATTGCATACTTATTAGCAAATGCAGTTATAGAATTACTGTTTTGAAACAGTTCTATGAACTCTTTATCAGTGAACTTTGGATTTGCTGGCATCAAATTCTCTTTCGCCAATATGTACTATGCTTAAACGCCCACTTCTGTGATGGCTCAAACACTTTGAAACCACAAGAAATCAACGAATTCGCACTCGCAGGATTGTCGGTGGTATCTGTCACTAACCAGTTCCATCCAATCGCCTTGGCATGAGCAATCCGAACCTTAATCAGTTTCTTTTGAATGCCACGTCCTCGAAAATAAGGGACAACTCCTGATCGACACAAATACCCACAATCCCCCCACCTAACAGACTGAACAACACCACCAAACCCAATAGGTTCATCATTCTCATACGCTATCCACCAATACCCACCATCAATGGGATACGGCTTGTCATAAGGCAAACAAGCCTTTTGCAATTGCAACAACTGCACAACTATCCCAGGATCAGCAATGTTGACTCGTCTAATTTTCATTTCATCATTACACACTTCATTTGTGACAACTTTAAAAAGAAAATCATAAAAATCATACATTTAAAATTCATTCTTCTTCTTTTTTGTCACTTAAAAACAACGCTTTTTCTGCTTCACGCCTTCTGAGCAAGCCTTTTAGGACTTTGCCTCCTGCTTTTGACCAATCAAGAAAACCTTCAGCGGCGTTTTCCCAATCCCCTCGCAGAATCTTTTGGCGAATGCCGCTTCTTTGGAAGTTTCCCAAGCCAATGTTGTAGGACAGGCAGACACAAGCATCAAATTTTGCTTGATGACCATTGAGGTTGGGAGCAAGACGAAGAACACCACGTTCAAAAGATACGAGGTCATTTTTGAATAAATCTTCCAGTTCTGACTTGGCCCAAACACGATTGTCTTCTGGCTTAAGCTGATACTCATCTCTAATCATCCCCGTGTAGTTGCCCGTACGAGCGTTAGGTAGACGCAATTGGTCAGCATACATTGCATGACCATATCCAACAGTCCAAATCCTCGCAGAACACTTGTAGGGCTTGTCTCTGTAGCCCTCAAATGTGTGCATCAAATGAATGCCTTTTTCAGAGGTTCTCATAGTTCACAGACCATTCAGTGCGCCGAGAAAATAGCAAACAAATGCAATGAAAATCCAAGTTGATGTGTTGCTCATTTTTTATCCTTACATTTATTGAAATGATACCTTGTCATATTACCTCCACCACCTTTCAATCCGCAGTGAGGGCACTCGACAATTTCTCTTTTGCCTTTACAGGCTTCACTTAATCTTTTCGTGTATTCAGGATCAGACAATCTTTTAGATGCACCAAGAACATAAGGCTTTCCATCTCGTTTTGTTCCCTTTGTTTTGCCATATTTAGCTTTTCTTTCTTCTGGTGTTAGTCTTTGCATCACCGTCTTCATGTGCCAATCTGGTTTTTTTGAAAAATGCGAATCCCCAAACGGAGCACCAATAACGGCATTTTTTACATTCATCAATTGATCAAAAAAACAATCTAAAAATGCTTCTTCAATTTCTCTTGCTTCATCTAAAGATTCATTGATGCAAATTTTTTTGAAAGCAAAGTTTTGTTCTCCATACTTTGACCATGAATTTTGCAAATATTTGCAATAGTGTTTGCCTTTCCTAAGCAATGTCTTATGTTCTTTAAACCTTCTTTCAAAGTCATTTGTGCTTCCAACATAAGCCCTATTGCTTGGGACATGAACTATTGCATAAAGACCTATCATTTGCTTTTATCCCAGTTGCGTGATCCAAACCAGAAACCCACGATACCCCCCAGCATCGACATTTCGTCAGGGCTAAAGATGATGTCTGCATAACGAATAATGTCATCAACGCTCTGAATCAGATTCGGATGCGAGAACAAATAGTAGGTCAACCACATATTGATCGCAATTAACTCAAGAACAAACATATAGGTCACTGTAGGACGAACAGTGCCAACATAGCTAGAAACCCAACCAGCGGCCTTCTCAAGCACCTTAGCATCATGCTCATAAGCGGCAACAGTCATCTGAGCCTCAGACTGCATAGCAACCTGATCAGCACGAATCTCTTCAACTTTAGCCTGAGCCGCAAAGCCCATAGCAGTCAGTTCCTTCTCTCGCACTGTCTGCATCTCTGCCAATGCCAATTCATGCTTCTTGTCTGCCTTGTCTTGGAAGAACTCCAAAAGTTTGGGTAAACCAGAAATCAATAGGCCACCAAGAGTTGAAATTAAACTAAGCATAGCTACTCCTTCTTTTCAGTTTCAGTTTTCGATTTCTCGACTTCTTTCCTAAGCCTGTCCATTGCCTGAACCTGCTCACGAACCTCATGCTTTGTCGTCAAGATATCAACATACATCAACGACATAATTGCAATCAAAAGAACAATGACAATTAGGGAAATGATGTTGATTAGAAACCCCAACGAATCCCCCGATCCTTCACTATCAAGTACCACATTCCCGCCAGATAGACCATTACGAGAATTGCCCCGCCCACTATTAGCAGACGATCCACTAGCATTACCTTGAAATTTTTTCGTTGCCATGCCGCTTCCCGTTCTGCCTTTATCTTCTGCATCCTTGCGAATTCTTGTTCCTCGGATATGACACCAACCATCCTGATCACCCTGGTGTACAAGTCCCCCATTCCAGGAGTCTGATACACCATCACCTGTCTAATCTCATACTGCAACTTCTCCATCTCATCCATCGCCAGAACCCTGTGTAACGCCGACTCCATCATGTTCTGTTCAGGGTCATACACATTCTGTGACTTTGCCTCTTCTTCAGCAATATGAGCCTTCAACTGTTCAAGTGCTTTGAAAAACTCGATGAGGTTGTCTGCGATGCTTTTTTTAATCTCAGCCTCATCAAGACTTTCAGGTTTACGTTTGGCTTGCAATACAGGCTCAACACGTTCCTGAACTGCATTTTTCCTTTTGAATAGTCCAAAGAAACCGCCAACTTCTTTGACGATTCCTTTAGCTTCATCAATTGTTTTCTTAGCCTGAACGACCTCACCTTTGAATTGGTTGTAGAGTTCACAGCCCTGCTTGATTGCAGAGACTGCTCCTCTAGCCAAGGCAAGTATCGTGAACGGATCAATCTTTTACTCCTGATTTTCAGAAGGCCCGACTTGTTGCAAGCCACCACGAATACCACCAGTAGAAATGTCATTGATGGCATCAGAAACCCACTGGATGCCATACTTTCTTCCAACATCAATGGCGTCTTGGATTTTCTTTTGATCAAATCCTTGAGCTTTTGGTGAGACAGACTGAAAAACTTTAACTGCATCAGATGGATTTAGAAGCAATTGTTTAAGTTTTTCTTCAGTTTGTTTTGATGTTTGGTTAGCCCAATATTTGCTCATCAATGATGTAATCGCATATACAGGGCCAGATACAGGGTTATAAATCCTGCTGATAATTTGCTCAGGAGGAATGCCAGTAAGCATCTCAACTGGAGTCTTTGGAACTGTTTCTCCTCTGAATGGAACTTGAGTAATATCTTTCAACAACCGATCAGAAGTGGTCGCAAAATCAATTACTTTTTGAGAGTATGTCGGGCCAAAAACCCTGTTAAAAACAGCAGATTTATTTCTGTCATTCAGCAATCCAATTGGATCGCCACTGCTAACAATATCATCCAACATGAATGATCTGACAGCATTTACCGCATCCTTATTTTGTCCATATCCAGAATTTGACATAAATTTAGAAGTGAAATTGACATCACTGTACATTTTGTCAACCAATTGTTTTGGGGTAGAAAATCCTTCTTTGCTTAAAATTTGTTCGCCAGCGACTCTTTTGAAGTTAGCATCTAAACGTGATTTCTGATTCAGAAGCGATTGGACATTGTCAACAGAGGAACGAAGTTCATCTTCTAGACCAGGAATCAAACTTACTCCACCTTTATTTTTTATCAGCCACTTATTAGCGGCTTTTGTGTCAATAACGCCATCTTTTAAAGATGCCTTTGTGAAGCTGTCCAAAAACACATCACGCACAATATTTTGACCTTCTGGGCCAGTCGCTTGTATAAATTCATTAACGTTTGATTTATTGCCAATGATTTGAGGAACGATTTGCTCAACAAATCTTTTGCGATCAACAGATTTTAATGTTTCAGCAGAGAATGGTAGACCAACATTTTGTAAGTATGCTTTGTCTGCATTTCTGTATGCTGTAACAAACTCTTGATCAAGTGAATCAATGTGACCACCAACACGATCTTTTAAATCAGTAAGCAATCGAATGTCAGCAGGATCATTCGTCTTTCTAAGTTGATTATTGATTTCTCTTTTTAACGAATCAAGGTCTTCAATTGTTGCGGCACTAAACTGCACCCCGCCAGGACGCATAGGAACACCAGTCTCTGTCAATATAGAGCTTGGTGCAGTTGATTCTGGCTTAAATTTAGCAATAACTCGTCTATAGATTGTTGGGAATGTTTTAAATTTATCTGAAGCCTGTTCTCCAGCAACAAAGTTGTAGATGTCATCAACTGATGATGATGGCAATACAAGATTTTTTTGTTTTGCAATGTCAAATGCTTCTTTATATAAAGGTTCAACCTTTGCACGAGCCTGTTTTTCTTTTTGCAAAACAAGATTGTCAATGCGTTGACCAGTAGCATTTGGATCAAGTGAGTAGTCACGAGATGCATCTTGTAGTTGCTCATCAATGCTTTTTATCTTCTTTGCTTGCAATTTTGCAAGATCAGTTGGAGTCAAATTGACAGATACCTTTGAAGGATCGCCAAACAAACGAATCTGATTTGCTAAAAGAGCAGATTTAGCATTTTCAAATTGTTGACCATACTGTGCTCGAAATACAGGGTCTTTAGCAGACAAACTTTGAATGAAGTTATTGATGACTGGATTATCAGCCAACATTGCGCTTAATGGCATCTGAATTTGCTGTCCACCAGGAGCTTTTAAAGAAGCACCAGCCTGAGCTTTTGATGCTTGCTCTAGAACTTTCATAAAGTTAGGGTCTGCCGCCCCTGCCGCAATGAAAATATTACTAATCCTATTATCAACATCACGCAATAATTCATCTTCTGGGACAGTACCTCTAATCTTGTCCCATTGGCTTTTTGCTAAATCCCATCCTTTACCAGCAAGTGGCCCAGCTTTTAGCAATGTTCCAACTCCATATCCAGTAGCAGAACCCCCCAAAATGCCACCAATAATTTCTCCAGTTAGACCAGTTTCTCCAGTAGTTCTTCTTTGAACTTCTCCACCAGCCATCGATCCAGCTTTTCCACCAGAACCGATCAACACTTGTTCTGCTGGACGCATGATGCTCTGCCCAAGCAAGCCCATTTTTTTAATTCCAGCCAATGGAGCAAACAAATAAGATTCTGGAGATGTTGCAGAAGATAAACCAGATGCAATAATTTCTTGCATATTGGTTTGTGGTTTTGCACCAGTAGAACCAAGTGCAGT